ATGAAGAATAGGGTGACACAGGCTTTTGATTTTCTGGAAGGTAGGGAGGCGGGTAGTTTTTCCGCTACGGTGAGGTTTTGCCTGGAGCATGGCGGCGTGGTTCACGCGGCTCCCGATTGTTTCCTGGCCGGGGTTCCGTGCGCGGATGATGCGGGCTGTCTGTATGTGGTGTTTCAGTGCAGTCATCTTCCGGCGCTGCGCAGGGTGTTGTTGAGCCTGGGATGGTGCGAGCGGGTGCGCTGGGGGCGCGGCATGGCCGGACGTGGAGACGGGTACGGTACCAGGGAGCGGGCGGTGGCGGATTTCTGCCGTCATGAGGATTTCGGAACAGGTTTAACGAAAGATTGTTAGAGTTATGTCGAGAGAGTTGCCATTGTACCAGGGGGCTACGCCCCAGACTCCCCAGCAGCAGATGCAGGGGCCCGGTTTTACTCCCCACGTTCAGCCGATGGGCGGGATGCTGGATGCCGCGGTTCAGGCAGGTTTGGGAGCTGGCGAGCAGTACGCGGAGTTGAAGGATTTTGGGGCGAGCCAGCAGGCAGAGCATCAGCGCAGGGTTCATGATCAGCAGATGCGGAAGGAGTTTGAGAGCAGGCTCCGGCTTCCCTGGGGATCCGAAGGGAGTTTTTACGATTCCGAAGGGAACCGGAGGGAGGACGAAGTAAATGCGTTTATTATCAAGTGGCAGGAGAAGAATAACGGGATTCCCCGCCCGTTCTGGCTGGAGAAGAATGCCATGCGGGATGAAGGTGATTTGATGCAGGCTAATGACGCCCTGGCTTCCAGGGTGGAGCTGATGACGCTGGACGCGGAGGCTAAGAACCGGAAGCAGGCGTTTCAGGATAATTACGATTTGGCGGTAGAGCAGGAGGATTGGCCCGGCGTTCACCGTGTGATTGACCGGGCCGTTGAGGCGGGACAGATTACGCGCGCCCGTGGGGATGAAATGAGGTTGAAGGTGGATAAGACGTCTGCCCTCCATCATTTTAAGAACCTGGCCGCGACTAACCCGGGAGGCGCTTATGATTTTCTGGATAGCGATTATTGTCAGAGTTTGTTTGCTCCGTATGAACGTGACGAGATGCGCCGGAATTCGGCCAGGAAGGCAAGGCCAGCCGCCGCGGACAGTTTTTTCAGTTCCTTTGTTTTGACGCGCAAGAAGGGCAAAGGTACGTCCGGAACGAAGGATGACGGCCCGGAGTGGACCGGATTTTACACGGCCAGAGAGTGCGGATGGATCCGCGCTTTTCAAGCGGGGAGAGCGGACGAGGCGCGCCCGCAGATTGCCGCCGCGGCCGCCGAGGAGGCAAGGGCGTTTAATCCTTCTTTGTCAGAGGAGCAGAGCGAGGTGGCTCGGGATGCCTTTATCCAGAAGTATTCCCGGTTTGGGCTGGATAAGGAGTGGCTGTCCCGCCAGTGGGGGGATGCGGACAGGATGCGCAAGGAGTTGAAGACGCCCACGATTGATGTTAAAGGGCGCCTGGATTTTCTGGAGAAGCGGGGAGCGTTGCTGAATCAGGGAGCGTTCAACGCGGAGAATCAGCCCTACAGCAATGAGGATGGATGGAAATCCGGCGGGAAGTTCCGTGACGAGTTTATGGGGCAGCTGGGGTTGACGGGAACGGAGACAGCCCAAAAAGCCAAGGATAAGTATATGGCGTACGCGCGGGCGAATCATGCCGCCGGATTGCGCGCCCAAGTTTCCGAGCGGTTCCATTCCTGGCGGACGACCGAAGGCAAGGATGCTTCCCAGGCGGAGCAGCAGGCGAAGCTGATCACTACTGTCCGGGAGATTACCGGGAACAGGGATGTTTCTTTTGTGGATAAAGGGGTGGATCTGATGGATTCCCGTATTGAAAGCGCCAGAGATGCACAGCGTACGAAGTTTTACCAGTGGGCGGCAAAGAATGTCCGGAAGTTTTGGGTGGATTCCACGGAGAGGGAGGCGCCCATGCAGCGCGTGCGCCTGGGGTTCGATTCCTCCCGGAAGGATTTGCCCGCCGGCGTTTTGCTGCCCAAGTCCATAATGGAGGGGGGTGACCAGAAGAACGCCGTGGTGGAAGCGACGTTTGATAATGAGCATTTCCGCCGTTTCCGCGTTGTGGGCACATGCGAAGGGGATGCTCCTGTGATGACTTATGCCGTCGCCAGAGAGGGCTTTTACGATGTCGGCAGGTCTTTTGCCGTGGATATAAGGGTTCTTCAGGGAGATGGGGATCAGCTGATGAAGGAGCAGGAGGCGGCCCTTCCCGCCGGGAAGAGCGTGAAGTTGAATAAGTCCGCTTTGGGTGGGCTGGCTCCTTACGGGCAGGCGTTTATTGACGCCGGGAGGAAGTATGGCATGACGCCGGATCAGGTGAAGATTGGCATGTCCATCTCTATGCACGAGACAGGACGGGGAAGCAGCCATGCTTTCCGGAATAAGAATAATTCCATGGGCATCAGTCCGAATGGCGGCGGGCCCCGTTCATTTGGTTCCGTGGAAGAGGGGATTGATTACGGCATGAGGAATCTCAAGAGGAATTATTTTGATAAAGGGTTAACCACTATTGAGCAAATCGGAGCCGTTTACGCGCCCATTGGAGCGGATAATGACCCCCGGAATCTCAATCAGCATTGGGTGAAGGGCGTACGCAAGTATCGTAGTTTTCTTTAACTTTTTATTTTTAACACGTTATGAATGATTTTTCTTTTTCCGAAAACAGTTTGGCAGGCGTTCCTGCCGAGGGGCTGCGGGAGGAAGCGTTTTCTCCCCGACTGCAGCTGGAGGATACCGGGAACGTCACGGGGCTTGAGCCTTACGGCGAGATTTCCCATCAGAGTTTTAAGACCATGGATATGGTGGAGCCTCCGCCTCCTGTTGGGAGCGGTCTGGATTTTAAGGAGGCTTTGGCGGTTTACGATACGCTGGAGGATGGCCCGGCGAGGGTTGCCTTATCCAATGAGCTGGATAAGTGGGAGCGGAGGCAGGCTCTGGAGAATTACGGTAGTCCGCTGGGGGAGAGGGAGAGGAGGGAGTATCAGCAGAAGGTGGAACGGCTGGACGCGCTGGGGATGGATTGGAAGGCCCACCCCGAGGCCAGGAAGAAGGCGGCGGAGGCTTACGGCGAGGAGTGGGTCAGGGCTTTTGAGGCCGTGCCGGACGAACATAAGAGCCGGGTACGCGGCGAGAAGGTTCTGGAAGAGTTTTATTCCAGGCCGGGAGACAGGGACGGGGATTCCATGATCCGGTATTTGTCTTCCGTGGATGCCCCGGAGGGGATCCGCGGGAGCCGGGATGTATGGGACAGGTGGAACGCGGGCAGACAACCATTTTTCAAGGCGCAGGAGAAGGAGGCGGAGGCGGGAAGGAGTTTTGCGGCAAAGGCTGTTCCTGTTATCCGCGCCATGATGAATGGGGAAGGTTTTCTGGAGGCTCTGGGGAAGGTTGAATTGACTCCGGAGGAGGAAAATTTTGCGATGTTGCATTGCGGGTACGGAACTCCCTGGGGACAGGCCGTCCAGCATGCGGCTGATTGGCTGAGGGGGCGCGGTTTTGATTTGCAGCCGGAGGCCGCCGTAGAGCGACGGGCCAAAGAGCTTGCGGACGCGTATGTCAAAGAGAGGGAACGCTACGTTTCCAGAAATGACGCTTCCCTGAGTTGGGGTGGCCTGCCCAATCCGTTTTCCAGGACGATGGATGATTTCCGCCAGGAGGCGCGGGATGAGATGACAGGCAATATAACGGATGCCAATGTGTTTGATTTTGCCAGGGCTTTACTGGATTTAAAAACAGAAGATCCCATGGCAGCCGAGGCCGTGATTGGTTTGTATAAGGCGGATGCTGAACGGTTGAGAAATGATTCCACGTTGTTTGTTTCTCCTTTTAACCGAACGATGAGGATGATGATGGAGAGTTCTTCTTCATTGTTTGAGCAGTTGCTTTTGGGAGATGTGCGTGAGGGGGATACGGTTGAGTGGCAGCCGACAGGAGAGAGTTTTGCTCCCGTGGTGCGCGATAGCGAGGGGAAGCAGGTGTACCGCGTTTTGACCCCGGATCAGAATGAGATGATTTCCCAAATCCGGGCGATGAAGGCGGAGATTGCCGAGTCCCCGGATGGGGCCTGGTGGATTAGCCGCCAGTTTGACGGGCTGGGAAGAATGGCTGCCCAGACTTCCTTTTTCCTGGCTACGCGCGGCATGGGAACGTTTGCGTCCGTCGCCAACGACAGGATGGAGGAGCTGCGCGCCCAGGGCGTTTCCCCGCTGGAATCCCTCATACGGGGCGGAATAGCCGGGGGCACGGAGGTTCTGGTGGAGAGGCTGGGCGGCGAGAGCTTGTTTAAGACGTTGCGGTTTCTTGGCAGAAAGATGCCGTTTGCCGGCAAATTTGCCGGGTATATGGGGAGCGCTACGGATATGATGAAGCGCGGGTTGTACGGTAATGCCGCGCTGCGCTACGGCGTTGCGTCTCTGGCCGCGGGTGGTTCCGAGTGGATGGAGGAGTTTATTCAGCCGACGCTCCAGGCTCCTCTGGATGCCGGGCTTGCCCGATTGTTTGGGAGCGGGAACGGGATGACGGTTGAGGATTGGAAGGAGCTGCTGAGAGGCGCGGCGGATCCTGATCTTGGTTTCCAGATGCTGATGTTCGGCGCTGTGGTCGGAGGAGCCCAGATTCCGGCGTTTGCGCGGGAGGCGCGGGTTTCACGGGTGGGCGCCCCGCAGATTGAGGGGCTGGGGGTAGGCCGCGCCGAGGCGGAGAGGATTGCCAGTATTGTGGATCCCGTGGAGAAGAGCCGGGAGATTTTCCAGGCCGCGTTGAGCATGTCCGACCGGGCGGCCCAGCTGGAGAGTGTGCGCCAGGGGTTTTCCGCCATGAAGGAGGATTTTTCATGGCTGGCCCGTCAGGAGGCTTATCAGGCGGAGGTGGAGCTTCTTAATCTGCCCCGCGTGGAGGATTTGGGGGATGGGAGTTGGAGGTTTACCACGACAGTCAGGGATGCGGAGGGACAGGAGTCTTACGATGTTCTGGAGCTGAGCGAACAGGACGCCACGGCGCGGATGCAGGCCCTGCTGCACGACGGGATTCGCCTGAGGATGCTGGAGGCCCAGCAGACGTTTGCCGTGGACAGGACGATCGACCAGCTGTCTCAGTCCGGGAAGTACGTGTTTGAGGATATGGGGAGGGCCGAGACGGTGGAGACGGCCCGGAAGCTGGCCGAGGCCGCCCGGCTGCGCATTGCCGAAGGGGCGGATGTGAATGCCGAGGCCCAGGACCTGGGAACGCGGATGACGTACGGGCAGGCTGCCGGGATGGATTCTTCTTTTGAGGAGCGCGTGAAATTGGGTGTGGCGCGCGGGGAGGTTTCCGCCTTGCGGCGTGTACACAGCAACGCGTACCGGGTGGCGATGAGGAATGGGCAGACGCTGATCCGCTTCCACAAGGGGGAGGTGACGGTTCCTGAATTGCTGGAGGAGGTGCTGGAGACCCACCTGACGGAGGATATGGGAAATACGAAGCATAGCCTGGATTGGTACGCGAATAATCTGCGGGCCCTTCAGGACGCATTGCGGAAGGAGGGGTATTTAAGCAAGGGGAAGGATTTGATCCGGAAGGATGGGGAGGTTTCCGTGAAGGATGTGGTTGAGGGGATGAGCATGCTGGCCAAGGGCGACGTATTGGCCCGGGCCGCGGATATGAGGCTGCCCCAGTGGATGAAGGATTTTCTGCAGATGGTGCGCCAGTGGGTTTCTTCCGCCAAGGCTCTGCTGGATTTGGGTACAGGTCTGCACGAGATGGAGCGCCGCCGGCTGGACGGGGAGAGCGTCCCGATTGACGCGGATTTCGCTCAGATGGTTCATGCGCTTTCCAATAGTTTGGAGTCCTACTGGATGCAGGAGGGCGCGCGACAGGGGGAAGCCGATGTTCAGCGTATTGTTGAAGAGGTCGGCGGCAGCGGGGTTTCCATGTCCCTGGCAGAGGATTCCTCTCCCGCAGCGAATTTTTCCCTGGTGTCCATTCCTTCCGGCGACGTGATCACTACCGCCGCCGAGATGCGGGCGAGGTTGAAGCCGTTGCAGGGCAAGGTGTTCGTTAATAAGAATACGGGGATCCAGGCCGTGATTGAGGCGCGCGTTTCCGGCAAGACGGTGGGCAAGGCCGGGGCTTCACAAATGTCCGTGGCGAATTTGAAGGCGCTTGGGTTTTCCGCGGAGGAGGCCCGCAGGGTTCATTATACGGCTGCGGCCCGCATTCACGAACTGTTTGAGAATGCGGAGGATGGATTTTTTGAAGAGGCGTATAAACAAGATGCCTCAAAAGCCGGAGCCTATCATTTTTTCAATACAGTAGATATTGAAGGGATAGGAGCGTTTGATGTTAATGTTACAGCAATCAAATACGTTAAGGAACAGGAAGGTAACGTTCTTTACACGCTGGAATTGACCATAGAAAACCCCGCCACTAGGGGAGCTGCTAGCCGGGAAGGCCGCCTACCTACACCCTTCAAGGACGGGGTTTCTACCCGTAATTTATCTTCCTATCGTTCGTTTGTCGAGAAGGAAAAAGCATCCATCAGGAAGAAGGCGGTCGCTGACGGGACGTTCATGAAGGCCCCGAATGGGAAAGATACGAATCTGACGGAAGACCAGTGGCTTTCCGTGCGCACGGAGGCGTTTAAGAGTTGGTTTGGGGATTGGGAGCATGACCCGGAGAATGCCAGCAAGGTGGTGGACGAGAACGGAGAGCCGAAGGTGGTGTATCATGGGACGCCTAATGAGTTTACTGTTTTTCGCCATACCCAGCAGAATGATGCCGGATGGTTGGGCGAGGGGTATTATTTCTACGGAGTGGAGGAGGAATCTCACGGCTATATGGGCAAAAAAGACGGTCATTTAATGGCTCTGTTCTTGAATGTCCGTGATCCTTATTATTTGAGCGAGGAAGAACATGATGAATTGGCGGAAAGAGATGATGCAGATTTTTCCGCGGAGTTTACCGAACGGATACGTGAAGATGGTTACGACGGCGTTTATTACAACGGGGATTTGCGCCAGGAGTGGATGGCTGTGGAGCCCACGCAGATCAAGTCCGCCACCGACAACCGGGGGACGTTTGATCCGAAGAATCCGGATATTACGTTTTCCATTGTTTCGGCGCAGGGTCAGAGCCTGTTCCATGACGGCCATTTTGAGACGGGCAACGCGGTGATTACGGAACCGGGGGTGACGTTTTCCATTGCCGCCCTGCATGCTTCCCCTCATTCTTTCCGGAAGTTTGATACGGCGTTCATGGGCAAGGGGGAGGGAGCGCAGGCGTATGGATGGGGGCTTTATTTTGCCCAGAATCCGGAGGTGAACCGGAGTTATATGAATCAGTTCGCGAAGGATAAGACGACATGGAAGTTCCGGGAGGTGGAGACTGCCGCTATAGAGGAGATGCAACGGGCCCTGGTAGGTAGTTTTTTGCCGAAGGATGCCCTGCCGGAGGCGAAGGAGGACGCGTCAGATATCGCCTGGTCTGTTCTTGGCGATTTGGTTGATGCCGCCAGAGGAAGCATGACTGTTTTAGACATCGTCATGGAGTTGCATGATGAAATTGATACTAACAGGAAATACGCGGAGACGTACCCCCAGGAGCGGGAGAAGCTGGAACAGCTGGAAGGCTTTATGCTTTCTCTGCTTGACCATCTGGACGAGATAGAGGTCAGGACGGGCATGCCTTCCAATTACAAGGTAGAGTTGAATGTGGATGATTCCGAGTTGATGGGCTGGGATTACGTGGACGAGACGGTTCTTGCCTTGTTGAAGGATTCCCCGGTGGAAGAGGTGCGGTATGCTTTGGAACGTGCCGAAAGACGGGCGGATTACCGCGGCGAAAATGTGAGCGGCAAAGATGTTTATCAGGAGTTGTTTGATGCTTTTTGGGATGGAGAAGATGGCACGAAACAGGAGGCGCAGAAGGCCGCCAGCGTGTCTTTGCTGTCCAGCGATATTAAAGGCATCAGGTACGCCGACGGGCTATCCCGCTGGAAAGAGAAGGAAGAGCAGACGTATAATTACGTGATTTTTGACGGCAACGACATCAAGATTACGGCGTTTGCGGACGAGTCCACCGGGGGAGCGTGGGCGGATTATGAGGATCCGACGGCGACGTTTTCCTTGTCCGAAGGTTTCCCACGCCGTGTGAGCCGTGGAACACAGAATCTTGAGGTAGTCCACCGGATCGCCGCCGACCTGCGAGCGGATGCCGCCACCTGGGGACGCTACGACGGGAAAACGGATGAAGCGGCGTTCCTGGTGAATGTGGGCCGCAATGTTGCCCTTGTGAAGAGTGCCCTGATGCACCTGCCCGCTGGGTACCGCGTGGCCGTGAAGCCCTACATCGACCGGTTGCAGATTCTGGCAGAGCTGGCGGCCAAGGGGAAGATTGATGAGACAAGAATGGTGAATGCGTTTGCCCGCCGGGAGATTAAGCGGGAGATGGCGGAGGCGACCCGGGAGGGGATGGAGGAAGCAGAGATTACAGCCAGGGTCACGGCTGCCGGCACAGCCTGGGAGAAGGGTAAGAAGCCAACGCAGAAGTTCGCCAAAGAGGTGTTTGAGGATGAGATGGAGAAGGTACGCAAGGCCTGGGCGGAGAAACGTTTACACGAGCTGATGGCCGAGGTGATGGAGAAGGCCGCCGGGAAACTGGAAGCGCTGGCCAAGGATGGAGTTTCCGCCGGCATGGCACGGATGCTGGACCAGGTTCTCACTATCCGCAAGAAGAACGGGAAGCAGCAGAAGGGGAAGGTTTCCATGGAGGCTTACGCCTATTTAACGGATCAGGTGGTGCCCCTGCTCCGGATGACGGCCATGGAGAAGGAGGCGGCGATGAATGAGGCTGCCGCCGAGCTGGATAAGCTGGAGAAGGAGAACCCCGACCAGATGGACGGCGAGGCCGTGTCCAGGATGGAGGAGCTGCGTGAGGAGCTGACCCGGCTGGCCCTGTACGGGAATCTGGAGGGGATGAGCGTGGACGAGGCGCAGGCCGCCGCGAAGGCGCTGGAGATTTACATCAATACGGAGAAGGAGGGATGGGCCGCCGTGCAGGAGGCCGCCGCCGAACGGCTGAATGCGATTGGAAGGAGGATTGTGGAGAGGTTCAACCAGACCGGGAAGAAGGCCGATGAGAATACGCTGCGCGCCGCCAATGAGAAGTTCCACGGGAAGGTGAGTTTCAAGAATTTCGGCGATTTCATGGAGAATATGGACCAGCTGCTGACGCGCATGGGAACGATGCCCGCCCTGCAGGAGTTCACGACCGATATGCGCAGCCGGCTGACGAATGCGTTCCAGCAGATGCGGGATGCCCGCGGGCTGCGTGCCGCCGCCGTGCAGGATCTTTATGAGAAACATCTTACGGAGAAGGTGATGAAGGCCAGGAAGGTTGGCAATATGGCTGGATGGGTGACGTGGTTTAAGACGAGCCACGATACAAAAGTCCGGCTGAATGGGTGGATTACGCAGACGGCGCGGCTGACCTTGGAGCAGGCCCGGGAGGTGCGGGAGATGGATGCCCGGCAGAGGAAGGAGTTTATCCGGAAGCGATGGGAGGAGGGGATGGAGTATTTTTCCGAAGAGACGCTGGACCTTCTGTTGGCCCGCTTGCGGGAGCATGAGGAGGCCGCGGCCCGGGCGAGGGCTGAGGGCAGGAGGCCGGTCTACCGGAAGTATGTGACGGCGAAGGCGTCTTTTAAGGGGGAGGAGGGTTCCCCGCTGGTGTTGAGCCGGGATAATGCCCTGTACCTGGTGCTGCAGTCCGAGCAGGAGGATTACCGGGAGATGATGAAGCAGCAGGGGTATACGCCGGAGGTTATTTCCGCTTTGCGCGAGTACGTGGGGGAAGAAGGCATGGCGATCGGCTACGGGCTGCGGGAGCTGCTGAAGGCCCAGGGGGATAAGATCGGGAAGCTGTACGAGCAGGTGACGGGCGTTCCCTTCCCCCGCGTGGAGAATTATTTCCCTGCCCGTTTCTGGGCGCTGGATGCGATGAGTGATGCGGATGCGGCGGATATGATTTCCGGCGTGCCGAGCACGAAGGGGGGGATCCAGGGCTGGCAGAGGGTGAGGACGAAGCATCACCGGAGGCTGGATACGAGCGTGGGGGCGCTTTCCGTGTTCTGGGAGGCGACGGATATGACGGACCACTGGTATTACACGCAGGATATTACGGCGGATTTCCGGGGGCTGTTGCGACGCCGGGAGGTGGCCGAGAGCCTGGTGGCGAATTTGGGGAAGGATGATTTTGTGAGGCTGCGCCGCTGGGTGGATTTGCTGGAGCGGGCCGGCGTGGTTCAGGGGCAGGCGGTGGGTTCCCTGGATAAGCTTCTTAATGCCGTGTATTCCGGGCAGGCGAAGGCGATTCTGGCATTCCGGTTTGAGACGCTGATGAAGCAGGGGTCCGCCGTGCTGAATGCGTGGATTGGAGATCCGAGCATCGGTTTCTGGGATTACCTGGGGACGATGGCGAAGATGCGCAACGGAACGGCGGAGATGGGGGTGATTAAGATGATGAAGAGCGCCGAGTTCCAGGCGCGGCTGAATGACCGGGTTGACGTGGAGACATTGTCCCGCCTGAGGGATGATTCCTCCTACACGCTGGCGGAGGCCGCGCTGGTGTGGGGAATGAACGGGATTGAGTACACGGATGTGTTTTTCAATGCTGTGGGGTCCGCCGCCCTCTGGAATATCAAGTACCGGCAGGCCGTCAAGGCGGGCGTGGAGGAAGGGAGGGCAAAAGACGAGGCGTGGCAGGCGGTGAGGAATGCGCTGCATTCCGCCCAGCCCCAGACGTGGATTGACAAGTCGTTTGGCGGCCTGCACCGCGGCGCCTGGGGACGCGCTATTTTCTACATGATGAGCGAGAATTACAATAAAACGGCTGCGATTTACGGACTGGCACGGGCCGGGTTTGCCCCAGGGGTGACGCCCAAACAGCGGTGGGCTTCCTTATCCAAGGCTGGAAAGGTATGGCTGGCCTACGGGGCGTTTAACGCCATCATCGGCGCCATGCTGGATTACATGAAGGATGATGAAGAGGAGTGGGAGAAGCGCGATTGGCAGGGGTATCTCTACGCCGCACTGACCGGACCATTTGCCGGAATGCCGCTGGTGAGCGAAGCCGTGGAGTGGATGTTTTCCGAGTTGCTGGGGGCCAAGGTGTATACGGGTTCCGCAGGACGCGCCCTGATTGATTTCCGCTCAGGCTGGAATGCCGCCTGGAAACTGGGTGAGATGATGCAGGAGGGCGGACATGAAGCCGGGGATTACATGAAGCAGGTGATCCGGCTGGGACGGGTGTTCGGCACGGCAGGCGGGATTGCCAGCGGCATGGCGAATAAGACGATTCAGACTGCCGGGCAGTATATGACGCTGGGGGCCGCTCTGATGAATCCGGTGAAGACTGTGGCGGATGTGGTGGATTAAGGGTAAAATTTAAGTGATTTAGATTCATCTATTAGGAGATATATCTTCTAATTTAATGTCTCTTTATCTTTCTTAGGGTAAAGCCACCAAAATACTATTGTCAATAAGCCTATTATATTTACTATAAAAGAAATTATAACCGTATTCATTATTGAATTACTTAATTCAAAATGAAATACACCATCATAATTTTCTCTCAAGGAAAAGCCCAAACCTAAGGTTCCACATAAAAGTGTGAAAACCAACTTCATCACTTTAGAGTAATCTTTAAACCGTGGCATATTTTTAAAAATAATTGCTACAATAAAACCAATTGAACTACAGACCAATACACTTAAAATACCACGTATAGTTTGCAATGAAATACACTTCATTCCCTGAGAGAATAAAAGAACGAACAGAAGGCAAGTGCAAACTATTACCAAAATCATAGATATCCAAGCAAAACATATTCTGAGATCATAAATTTGCTCTATATGCTTATTCTTATGGAGTTCCTTTTGTTTACAACTTGCTTCATAGTCTTCATCCAATACCTTTTGCGTTGTCCTAACCTGTTCAGGATATTCTTTGAGTAATTTACTATCGAAATTTGCATCGATGGAAACTCCTAAATTCTTATCGTCTTCACGGTCATCTAGAGGAAGTTCTTCACTCATTTGTTAGAAGCCAGTATGTCTTCGTTAGTGATTTTTTTATATTTCCCATTGCCGTCTCCCCAAATTTTTTCCCATGGAGAACCTGGCTGATGAGATAAACCCACTAGCTGTCCAGCTGTAAATCTTTTGAGCTTATCCCATGTTTTTTGTATGATGATTACAGCAGCTTGTGATATTTCAACATTGTCACAGCTCGCGATATTTCCCGTGATGGGCCTATCTTCCCATCCTTTTAGGCTTTGGTAGAGAGATGGAATGACTGGCCCATATTGCCATGCTTCTATTTCATCCTTTATGAGAGGTTTACCCGTTGTAATCAAAGAAATGTAATGAGCAAAATATACGAGTTTTTGTATTTTTAAATTAGTGACAGGAATGGCATTGGGGGTCTCACTCCTGCTCAAATCTAAAAAATAATCAGCTACAGCTTGAGACGACAATCCTTTCCATTCCTCTAAGCGGAAAGGATCTATCCTACTAATTCCATTATCCTTTTCCATGTGTAAATTCTACTTGAGTGTTTCTACCATAGCAAGCACAACATAGCAATGGTAGTGTACAAAACAATTATGAACACCACCTGACGAGTCTTATCCAGTTTGGTAATGGAACTTCACCCCGCCTGATACGTCATTCTAGTCTGGCCTTGTTCACCATCTCCTTCTGGTCTATACTCTCTTCATGAACCCTTCTCTCTCTGCCGTCTTATTCTGCCTGGTTCTTTGTACCGTGTTCGTCTGGCTGGCCGTCAGGAGAATGAGATCTGGCAAACCGTACCGTGTGTTTGTATGGCTGGCCCGATTCTTCGGCGTGATGGTTGTGATGGGGGTGTATGAAGCTTTCAGAAGAGAGGGAATTCAGCTGGGAGGGTTGATTGTGTGGGGAGCCGGGATTGGCGCATGGATTTTGGTTCCATGGATAATCAGGGAGTTGAGTAGGAGGAAAAATAGAGAGCAGGATTCTGAGCAAAGACCACCTGTAGAACAAAAGAAAGAAAAATATTCCACTGCAACTAAACCTATGAGATTGTTACAAGTTGCTATTATCTTGATCGGTTGTGGATTGTACGTATTTACAAGCGAGTGTTTAATTGAGCAATACTCATCTTCCATCATTCATAAGCATGGAGGTGCAACATTTGTTTTAGCTTGGTTTGTATTATTTGCTCTCATTATCCCATTTATCAAAAATATCCTTAATAAAGGAATAAGATTTTATAAAGAAGAAAGTCCTGAAAAATTCTTATCCTGTCTTTTGATTGTTTTATTGCTGTTAATATTATGGTTTACTGTGCTTAATTATATGACATGCCTTTTTTCCTATGGATTTTCTTTTTTTGAACTACTTAAAGAATATTTAATATATTTATGAATATATAAATAACCATGGTCTCTCCTGATTTTTTTCAGTAATCCGGAGGCCAAGGGCTGAACAGGAGCGCTTTTCTGGGAGGATGCTAATATCTACCCAGATTAGATTTTTTTTCACTTATTGAGGATGTCCTAAAGTAATTAGAGGCCTCTGGAGAAAGAGCTGTTTCTTTTTTGGAAGAACATGCAGAAGGGATAAATGGAATTGAGAATTGAATCCTCTGAGTACATGAAGTTTGTATATTTGTATTTTTGCCTATTTCGCCATTTATTATTGTTGGTATTTGAATACTGATTCCGCCACCGCCTTTTTTCTCTTCTGTAGCAACAGCACAAATATCAAAATGAATCATTTGGACACTTTCATCTAATCGTACCCCCTTAATTGCAACAGGAGCTACAGGATCATTTTCTTCTTTACAAGCTTCCTTGGCTTCTTTTATCCCTGTGCAAATTTGTTTAATAGTTTCTGATACAAATTGTGATATATCCATATATCATTTATGCATTATTAAATTTTTTTCCACCTGTCCAGGGTTTCCACATAGATGCCGGAGATCTTGCCGCCGTCCATGGGTTCGATGTCTCCGAAGTCGGGATTAAGTGGATGTAATACGTATTCCATTTCACCGGTTTCCGGGTTTTTTCTGTATGATAGTATTTTGAGGGTGGATTTAGAACAAATAATTAGTGAGACATTGCCCTCCAAAAATCTATAAATAGAGAGATTGAGGCCAATACAGCAAGAAATAGGGAGAAAAAGGAGATATAATTTCCAATTTTCACATAACGTAGCCCTATATTATAACATATTCTTTCCAAGTTGCTTTCTTTATTTCTTTCTTCCGCGAAAAGATCTATTCTATTTAAAAATAAGAGAATAACAGGTGTAGAAATAGAAGATAATAATAATATAGATAACAATATCAAAATTATCAATATATTTATATCAATAAAGTGTATGTCTATGATACAATTTTTATTAGTAAGATAAAAAACAGCATACCTAATCACAAGGATGCCTGCAATTCCCCACATCGATATTTTCGAAAGCGAAGAGTCCCAGCAATCTTGAAATTTTTTAAATTCGTTAAAAATTGAATTAATAAAATCTCGCGCCTTGACGGTATCTTCGCACTCTAGAATTTCTATCATTTCCTGTATTTTTCCATGTTCATCATTAGGATACTCATCTTTCATTCTTGCTATTGAAAAAAGGAGTATCGCAATAACAAACACAGGCAAATATATGCTTGTTGGAACTAATCCAGCATTCCAAACAATAACAGCAATCATTCCAGCCACAAGAAATCCAGCTAACCAAGACAATAAGCATGACGTTTTCCGCGAAAAAAGAAAAGTCTTTTCTTTTTTCGCGGAAGTCTGTAACGATTCTGCATCTATCACTTCATCACTCATTTTACATTCTCCTTTTCTTCTTCGAGTTCGAGGGCTTCAAAAGCGAGAGAGTAGGCGCCTTCCAAGGTTTTGCGGGCGGAACGCAGTTCATTAAAAGCATGTCTTGAGGTTAAAATTTTTCCAGGGAACCGACAAGATGAAAAAAAATGAAAAAAAGTGTTGACGGTTTTAGCAACCTATATCATATTGTTCTCATGCCTCCCAATCAGCACGACCCGACGAAACGGGTTTTCGCAACTTACATCACGCGAGAAAGATATTATCAAGTTAAAAAACTGGCTAGGCTTCACGGCATTAGCATGGCCGCACTCATTAGTATCTTGATCGAACGTGCGGTGAGGGAAGTTACTTTAGACCCAGAAGATTATGAAAGAATTGCAGCCGAAATCAGAAAAGCAAAAGGAAAAAAAAGTAGTAACGGTTAGACTATCTCCTGAAACCGCTGAAAGACTGGAAAAACTAGCTAAAAAAGAGCATCGGAGCATATCGGCTCAAATCTCTCTTTTTTTGGAGAGAGGTTTTAGCAACCTTGCACACCAGCTAAATCTTGAAAAAAACATCAAGTGATTTTTTAATGATAGGTTTTAGCAACCCATTCTTCTCATACAAAGAACAAATAAACCGCCAAACAACGAGAATCACCAAGAAGCTGAAACCCAACCGGAATAAAAGAATGACTACTAACGAAGCAGATACACTGGTGCGCTCCATGATAGGCGCGGGGGCGGAGGTAGAGCAGATACGCAAAATCCACCCTCCTTACTCCGTGAGGATTCACTACACAATAACACTGCCAGACCACAAGGCCTACCTTTCTGTTCGTCCAAAAAAACACTATTTCTTTTTTACGGGGGATGAAGGGCTTTTCCTCTCAGGCGTTGACAGGGAAAATTTTAATGTCCTGATGAGCGATGACGTGTGGGAGTTGGTTTGCTTAACGCTGGCCCGTCAACAGAAAAAGAGGAAGGATGCCGCCATAGCAGCTGTTTACGAATCCATGAACCCCAAGAAGCCCGCGGCATGAATATGAACGAACACATTCAATACCTGGCAGATCATGCGGCATTTCTTTGCAGCTTGAGCCGTCTGTCCAACCAGACTGATGAGATGAAAAAACTCATGAAGAGCAGCGCAGAAGCCGCACTCAAGGCAGCCGGAACCATCCTGTCCATGATGGAGGATGAAGAAAGGAAGTCCAGCAACCCCGAACCCAAGAAGCCCACGGCATGAATATGAAAACCTCCCCCCAAGAAAGAACCATGAATACGAATACTGAATTACCGAAGAATGCAAAGCTGCTTACCGTGGAGGAAGCGAAGGAGCTAGTGAATAATAATTACCGCTATTATGTTAATGGTGATGGTCTGGTAAAAATACAATATTCCATCTCTCCGCAACCTCTACATGGAACGGAGTTTCTTGTAGTTGGAAGTGAAGATGGCAAATGCCTGATTACCCAAAGAAAGGAATTCGAAGATGTGACAATCCCGATGGACATGATGACGACTGAACCATGGAAGAAGCCCTGATCGAAGAATTGAAGCTGCTCGGCTGGCACGAGCTTTGACTAATCGCCCGGCCCAGGTGGGGCCTAAAAACCAAAATACACAAATCGGTAGATAAGAATAATACGGTCTGGCAGGCGCGGGGCATACCCGTCCGGGCGGCCATTTTAATTAACCGAACATGAGCACGAATGAAAAAACGTTGAAGAGTCTGGCGGAGGCCCTGGAAACCATAGCCAGGGTGCTTAAGGAGGCCGCTTCTTCTCCTGTGCCTTCCTCCCCGGAGGCAGCGAGCGTGGGAATGTGCTGCACGGTGGACGAGTACGGGAGTGCGAGGGATGTTGCCGAGCGGTTCCATTACTCTTTGAGCGGCATTACTCCTTACCTGGAAAAAGGGGTGAGAGAAGGAGCTATCAAGAGGTTCGGCGGCCAACTCCAACCAGGCGGCAGACGGAGTGATTACCGCTACAATATGAGGCAGGTCGAACAATTTCTTTTAACAAATGGCAAATGAATACCTTTTTCAAGTTCTTGGGGGCCTGCTCCTTTGGTCTTTCCGCTGCGTGCCTGTTTTGGCTAGCGGTAGAGCTGGATAACGCCGAGCTGCAGGCCGGCAAGAGCCCGCATTCCGGGTTTTGCCCGGAGTCTCCCACTCCCATGAAAGCTTTTGACGGCTTGGAAAAACCGTCCCGCCCCACGCGGATCGTGGAAAGCAATAACCAATAGATAGCATCATGAGTGAAGTAACTAAACGACAAGTACCCGGAGATGTCTTTTTCGAAGGACTTTCCGAGATTAACGAAGGGGCTCTTTTGGAAGCCCTGGACACCAAGATGACCAGCCTTGTTTCCGCCGTGCTGGCAACCGGGAATAATGGTTCCTGACTCTTAAGCTGAATGTGAAGCGCAAAGGCGGCGTGAATCAAGTAGTCATTGAACCCAAGGTTACGGCCAGCATCCCGGATCCGACGATTGCCCCGCGCATTATGTTTGCCGATACCTCCGGCGCCCTGCATACGGACGACCCCGCCCAGGGGAAACTGGACCTGGATGCTCCTGTGAAGGTGACATTCCCGGCTGCTGCCGATGTTGATGCCGGAGTCCCCGCCAAGGTAGCTAAGCGCGCCTAAGTTCCCAACAACCACATAACAACATAAACATTATAGAATTAAATCATATGGATAACTTGAACGAAGAAACTCTGGCAGCCGTCCGCGTGCAGGAAGTGGCGAATGGCCGTGCCGCCGTCGTGCCGGATGGATATACCCTGTATCATCTGGATTGCCTGGGCAATACGCCCCCTCGCAAGGCCGGCAGTGTTCAGCTGCTGGACCTGGAAACGCTGGCAGATTTCGTGAAGGCGGAAGATGCCGAAAATGGCGTCAAGAGCGTGATTTACGTGAGCGACAGAGAAGTAAACGCCGTGCTCAATTATTATTCCCCCGATGGTAATGGATGGGGGGACCACCAAGCCACCATGCAGCTCAACAAGACGGTGGAATGGGAGAATTGGGCCAAATACGACGGACAAGCTATGTCTCAAAAGGATTTTGTAGAATTCCTCGAAGAGAACAGCAAGGACGTGATGGAGCCCACCCCGTCTGCAATGCTGACGTTGGCGAGCAAGTTCGACATGCACCGCAAAGTGGAGTTTAAGTCCGCCTACCGGGCATCCGACGGCGAAACGAAGCTGACTTATAACGAAACGGTGGATTCCAAGAGTGGAGAATTGAACGTTCCTACCGAGTTTTTGATTGCAATTCCAGTCATCCGAGGCGCTGAAGGAGATACCACGTATCAAATCAAGGTGCGCCTGCGTGTGCGCCTGGCTGACGGGAAGCTGTATTTTGTGTACCAGCTTGTCCGCGCGGACATCCCGGAACGCAATGCGATTAAGGATATTGCCGACAAGCTGGCAAAGGATCTGCCGGAGAACCGGATTCACCGCGGCGCCGTGTGCCTGTGTACAAAATCCTCCTTCACCGGAGAAATCGACCGATAAAGTGAGTTGGCCGGGGCCAGCGCCAACTGGTCCCCGGCCTGTTATCAATAGCTAACCAATAGAATACTAATAACGTGAATACCAATACAACAAACGAACTTTCCAATCAAGCGCCGGGCAATCCGTTTGCCGTTCAGGCTTCCGCCGGAGGCGGGGCCCTGGCTGCCATGACGAGCAATGCAGCCGTTACTTCCGTGCTGGCATCCATTTGGATTGCCAAGCAGTTTCCGCGGAATTTGGCCGAAGTGACCTTGAGGATGAAGCAGGCTTGCGATCAACCGAAATTGGCTCAGTCCGCCACTTATTCCTACCCTCGCGGAAATACGACCGTGACGGGCCCCAGCATCCGTCTGGCGGAGGCGCTGATCGGGGCCTGGGGGAATGCGGAAGCCGGATGGAAGGAGGTTGCCCGGCATTGGGATCCCAAGGGCGCGGATGGAAGCGGCTGCAATGTGTCCGAATGTCTTGCCTATTGTTTCGACAAAGAGACCAATGTCAGGAGGGAAATTGCTTTTTCAGTTCCTCACACCCGCGACAAGAACGAGTATGAGGACGGTAAGAAGGTGATGAAACGTGTTGCTTTGGACAGCGAACGGGATATTTACGAACTCTGCGCGAATATGGCTTCCCGCCGAATCCGCGCCTGCATTTTGCAGGTGCTTCCCGGGTGGCTGACGGATGAAGCGATGGAAGCTGTGAAGATTACGCAGGAGAACGGATTCAAGCGGAGTAAGGATGATATTCTCCGCTCTCTGGAAGCTAATTTTTTAGTCTATGGAGTGACGCGTTCCCGGCTTGAAGCCAGGTTGGGTCACAAGCTGGAAGAAATGTCCGTAAATGAATTGCGGGATTTGAGCAATGTTTATAACGGCATTGTTGAGGGGGTAAGGAAGGTTAGAGACGAGTTCCCCGCAGACGACCAGCCCGCCCGTGAACCCTCCCTGCCGAAGACTCCTGCATCTGCCCCCGCTCCAAAGGCAGATCCCAGGACGACGCAGGCCCCGCCGTCTGTAACCGCACCGATGCCGGAAGACGGTATTCCCGGCTTGGATGTGCCGGAGGATGTGCCTTCCTTTGGTTCTTTTGAGCATTAATCCCTGACTACTGATTGACTATGTTTGATACAGAGATCATCGAGGACGAACGTCAGGGGCTGCCCAGCGCGAGCGGGATGCAGCGGCTTTTCCTCTGCCCCGGAAGCTGGAATGCAGAAAGGAAATGCCCGATAGACGAAGAGAGTGAGGACGCCGCCATGGGAACCATGCTGCACGCTCACATGGAACAGGGGACAACGCCGGAAGACCCGGAGGACGCCGAGGCCGTGGCCTGGTGCCGCGAGATGGAAAAGGCCCTGTGTGAAAAGCACTTGGGGATGAAAGAAAACTGGACCGATGTTCAGACGGTGCGGGAAGTGCGTCTATTTGAACGGGACCGTCTGTTTTCCGGAAAACCGGATATGGTGGCTGTTTGGGACCGCAAGGCTTTGGTGGTGGATTACAAATTTGGACGCATTCCTGTTTCTCCAGCGGAGTGCAATTTGCAGTTGAGCGCCCTGGCCGTGCTGGTGATGGATATGTTTGAGGATGGGGCTGTGGACGAGGTGTTTGTGTGCATTTTACAGCCTTACGCGAGCCGGAAGGAGCCTGCCGTTTGCCGGTACACCCGCGAGAGCGTGGAGCAGGCGCGGGCGTTTTTCCGGGCCTGCATTGAGCAGGCGCAGGATGAGCACGCCCCGTTGAAGCCCAGCGAGAAGGCTTGCCGGTATTGCCGGGCCCAGTCTTCCTGCCCGGCGGTGAAGCTGGCTTTGGTGCAGGTGACGTCCGGGGATTTGACGGCCTCATGGGAACAGTGGTCCCCGGAAAAACGTAGAGAAGCCTACGACCTCGCTCAACTCGCCAAGAAATGGGCCGCTTCTGTGGAGGCGAAGGTAAAAGCCGATTTGAAGGCCGAACTGGAAATTCCAGGGTTGTGTCTTACTTCCGGGAAGAAGGCATTTACGGTAACAGACCCGGCAGCCGCTTTCAATGTTTTGCATGAGCTGTTCCCCGATTCTATCGGGGCGGCTGCGTTCACCTCTTGCTGCAAAGTGGGGATTACAGAGCTAGATAAGCTGGTGCACTCCGTCAGAAAGCTCCAAGGAATCCCGACCACTGTGGACGAATCGAAGAAATGGCTGCGGAAGACTCTTGCCGGGTGTGCTTCTACGAAGGTTTCCGAAGGCTCCGTGAAGGAGATAGGGGGAGGTGCGGCATGAGCCGAGACGAATTCACGCGGGCGTGGATAACGGAGAACGCTATCGACGTGTTAGACCGTTATCAAAAAGGCATTTTAACCATCCGTGCACTGCATTATCAGCTTGTGTCCATGGGAATGACCAACAGCATCAAGCACTACAAGCGCGTTGTGGCCGCCATGATCGAAGCGCGTTGGGCCGGACTGGTCGATTTCGATGCTTTTTCCGACCTTGACAGGACGATGGTCGGCAAGACGGATTATGAACAAACCAACCTTGACGATTCTATCGACAAAGCCAAGGAGCAGATTCAGGCATGGATGGATCTCTATTGTAAAAACCGATGGGAGAACCAGCCGTATTATCCCGAAGTATTTATCGAGAAGAAAGCCCTGCAAGGCGTGTTTCAAAGCCCGTGTATGCGCTATGATGTCGCCCTTGGAGCATGCAAAGGGTACCCCTCCCTTACGTTTTTGAACGAAGCCACACAGCGTTTCCGGGAAGCGGAGGAAAGAGGGAAAATGCCCGTCATCCTGTATTTTGGGGATTACGACCCATCCGGTGAGGATATACCGCGGGCCATTGAGGAAAATATCAGGAAGCTTGGATGCGAAAGCATCGAAGTCCGACGTATCGCTCTGATGAAACACCAGGTTCTTGACTGGAACCTGCCTCCGGCTCCCGCCAAGGAAACGGACAGTCGCACGGCCAACTGGGACGGGTTGGGCCAGGTGGAACTTGATGCCGTCATGCCCGAGAAGCTCCAAAGGTTGTGCACGGATGCGATTGAAGAATTGTTTGATCGCAGTCTGTACGACGAGCTGAACGAGCAGGAATCGGAAGAAAGGAGCGAATACCGCGCGAAATTACGTGAGTTTGTAAGCAGCATTTAAAGGGAGATATATAAATGGATTCACTAAAAATTACCTTGCCTCACACGCCGCGGTGTTTGTCCCCCAATGCGAAGGCCCCTCTCACTCAGAGGGGGGCCATTGTGGCCGGTTATAAGAAGACGGCGGCCAAGAGCCGCGCCCGGAATATAGCCTGGGGCAGGACTTATGAAGCCCTGAATGGACGCAGGATGACACCGACGCATTACCGGGTGATCTGGTTTTTCAAGGGGCCGAAGCCGGATGCGGATAATTGCCTGGCACGCTGCAAGGCGTATCTGGACGGGGCCTGCAAGGCCATGGGGATTGACGACAGGACGCTGGACTGCGCCGGGATTGACCGCGTGCATGATCTGGATAGGGCCGGACAAGTAGAAATTGTGTTCGAAAGGAGGGAACAATGAAGATTTCACTAAAAAGAATAGTGCTCCTGAAACAACAGGAGCAAGAGCTTCAAGATAGACTTGAACAAATCCGAGAAGAAATACGTTTTATTGAATCTTTAAATGAAGAGCAGTTAGCTTTTTATGAAAAACGTACATTGGGAAGGAATATTGGCGCTAGAGATAATTCCGAGCAAGCCAGCTTTAGAAAATACGTTAAAGAAGAATTAAAAAAACAGGGAAAGAATACTGTTTGGCTAGCTGGGCAAATTGTATACGGAGACAAAAATATTACCGAAGAAAATATAAGAAAAATAGAAGCTGTATTGGAGAAAGGAGGCCAGCAATGATTAACATCCTCTTATCCGTCAGGCGGCCTTTCTCCGGGAAAATTCTGTCCGGCGAAAAGAAATGGGAACTGCGTAAAAATGCGCCACGCCTCAACAAAGGCGACTCCGTCACACTGTGGCTTTACGAATCCGGCAAGGACGGGGAACGGGCAATCATCGGCAAGTGCCGGATGGTTTCCTATGTGTACATGCGCCACATGCCGTTCCGCTGCATCCCTGGAGACCTTATCGAGGACTTTTGCGTAACGGGAGAGCGCCTGCGAGATTACCTGCCCTGCTACGCCTGGGGCGTCCAGGACCCCGTGAGGATTTCCACAGCGCCGCTCTCTGCCATTGGGCTGACCCGTCCGCCGCAGAGCTGGCAGTATATCACGGACGAGCAAGCGGCGATTTTGGAAAGGAGGATGGAGGCATGAAAGCCATTCTTGACGCCTGTTGTGGTTCCCGCATGTTCTGGTTTGACCGCCGCCATCCTGACGTGGTGTTCATGGATCGCCGGGAGGAAACGCACACGCTTTGTGACGGGCGAACCCTGGAAATCAAGCCGGACGTCGTCGGGGACTTCCGGGAGATGCCTTTCAGCGACGGGGCGTTTCGCCTTGTCGTGTTCGACCCTCCGCACCTGATTCACGCCGGGGAATCGTCCTGGCTGGCCAAGAAGTACGGGAAACTGGACCGGAAGACATGGAGGGGTGATTTGAAGGCCGGATTCCGGGAGTGTTTCCGGGTTTTGGAACCGGGCGGCGTTCTGGTGTTCAAATGGTGCGAGGATCAGGTTTCAACCGCAGAAGTGCTGAAACTGGCCAGCCATGAACCTTTGTTCGGGCACCGCCGCGGGAAGACCGTCTTCCTGGTATTTATGAAATCTACAACCCCCAACTGACGATTTTTGATATGGCACGTAAACCAACATCTTTAATACCGAGGACGCACCGGGAACTGTGTGAAATCGCTGAACGCTGGCTCCTGGGCTCCCAACGTTGCCGGGTGGCGATTGCTGAACCGAACTGTATCGTTACAAACGAGCAGCCCGATGCTATAGGTTTCAAGAGTTCGGGTAGCATTTTGGTTGAGGCGAAAACCAGTCGGGCGGACTTCCGAGCAGACCTCAAAAAGCCATTCCGCGTCTATCCTAAAGAAGGTATGGGTTATTGCCGCTATTACATCTGCGAGCCAGGGATCGTCATGGAAAATGACCTGCCGGAACGGTGGGGCTTGTTGCATGTCCTACCTGGTGGACGGGTTCGGATAATACGGTACAGCAGAGCATTTCCCGAAGCAAATTACGCCGAGGAAAGAAATCTGCTGGTCGCATGTCTCTATATTCTGAAACCTCTGAAAATTAAATCAATTATTGATGGGGATATTTTTTCAATAGGAAAGGAGGCAAGTTAATTATGCCTACACGATTGATCAGAGATGCTATTTTGACATCAGGGCGCGTCGCCTCTCTTTCGTGGGAGGCCGAGGTGTTCTACCGACGCTTGATGTCTGTGGCAGACGATTACGGCCTTTATGACGCCAGGACGCCCATTCTCCGTTCTGCGCTGTATCCTCTCCAACTCGACAAGATGAGCGAGTGCAATATTCAACGCTGCCTCTCCGCGTGTGAGGCCGCGGGGCTTATTCTGCTTTATTCTTACAATGAGAAGCCATACTTGATGATTCTGGGGTTCGATCAGCAGGGGAAGTCCATGCCCAAATGGCCGCTTCCGAACGGTTACGAAGTGCTGAAAGTTTCCGACAAGAAATACGAACTGCGGAAACTCGTAACAGGTCGTAACGATTCGCCTCAACCCGTTACTTATGCGAATGCGTATTCGGAGACGGAGACGGAGACGAAGACGGATGCGAATGCGAAGAAATTACCTGTAAGCCGAGGCATAGAGCAGTTCCCGCGGGACGCGGAGGATGTGCGGCTTTTCATGGCGGCCCAGCTTATGGCTCCCAAGGGAGACGAGTTGAAACGGTGCGCAGAGTCGTTTTTTGATGATTTCAGCGCCCGTGGCTGGCGGGACAGCAAGGGGATTCCTCTTGCCGATTGGAAGCCGGCAGCCCGGAAGTATGCCCGTTCCTGGGTCACGAATAATGCGCAGCGGGGACATCAAGGTTCGTCTGGGCGGAATGACGCCAATGCGGGAAGGAGGTACGAATGATGGATGATATTCAACGTTTGGCCGGGCAGGTTTCCGTGATGCCTTCCCAGGACGGGATTGTCCGCAGTTACAAGCCGGTACGGTACGATATGGGCGGGTTTGACGAGTCCGTTCACCCGGAGGTGCAGGCCATGCACCGGGAAGTGCAGTGGTTTATTAACGATATCGTTAATAAGGTTCGTCCGCGCCGCTGGCTGTCCCTGCTGGGGGCTTCCGGGGTGGGCAAGACGCATCTGGCGGAGGCTGCCAGGGATGCGCTGACTAAATCACGCCCCACGTTGCCCATTCAGCTTTGGAAGTGGCAGAAGGTGGTTTCCATGCTTCGTTCCGGGGATTGGGCGTTTATTGAATATTTGGTTAAAGAGGTGTACGTGCTGATTCTGGATGATATTGGCGCGGAGAATACTTCCCCCGCTATTCTTTCCGCCCTGAACCGTGTTGTCGATGGGCGGCTGGGGAAATGGACGATGCTCACGTCTAACCTGCTGCCGGAGCATATCGGGGAACATCTGGATGCCCGGATTGCCTCACGACTCTACCGCGGCAATAACGTGGTGTGCCGGGTCAAGGATGCGCCGGATTATTGTTTTGAACGGTATATGAGAAGGGAGGAAGGGAGATGAAGCAGTCAGAGTTTCTTTTCTCAAAAAGGATGAGGCTGAAAAATGTTCTGCGTGCCCTGTTGCGCCAGAACAGGGAGTGTTCCATTTCCATGTATCTTTTGTTGCTCGAATTGGATGAAGGGGAACTTTCTTCTTTGGCTTTGGAGCGCCGCCTTGGAATCAAGGCTGTGCGGATGCTTATTCACGAGGCACAGAACCGGAAAGACCGCTGGATTACATACAGAGAGGAACCGGGCAGCGGCAAGATGTGGAGGTTGACAAAGGAGGGACGAGGCGTGTTAAATCGGATGCGGAATCAAATTGGCGAGATATGACGGAAGCCGGGTTGAGCAAAGAAGAATTGGATTGGTGCGCCCTGGTTGTTACGGGTGTGACAAGGGGCGAGGCTGTCAAAAAGGCATTTAACAGGAGCGATTTATCGGACGCTGCGGCAAGGCAGAAGGCATCAAGGCTGTCACGAAAGCCGGAAATTGTCACAGAACTGTCACGCTTGAGACAGGCAACGGAGCAGGCGCCGGCGTTGCGGAAGGATCTGCCGGCCATTCTGACGCGGCAGGAGGTAATGAAGAGGGTGCTGGACGTGGTGGAGGATGCGGAGCGGGACGGAGATAAATTGAAGGGTCTGGAGCTTTATAGCAAGCTGGCTGGATATTCCCAGCCGGAACAGGCCGTTCAGGTGAATGTGGCCGTGGGGACTTCTTTTTCCGCCGTGATGGAGTCGATCGAGAAAGGGGGAGAAGTCTAAGAAGTGCCAAAAAATAAGAATCTATTATTCTTGTAATAGATTTTTTTGCAAAAAGTATAAGAAGAATTAAAAAATGTTTTTATAATTTTACAGATAACAACGAAAAGGAAGTCCCTTCTTCGTGATGTTATCAAAATATAAATTATTAAAAATCATTCAATTATGAAATTTATCCACAAAAGTATAAATGACCATTTAGGAAATGAAACTACCGAGTTTCAATTTGTAAATGGGAAAATGACAGCAGTAACAAGTACCTATTATCCTGTTGCGGAGCTAGCTCCACGCGAAAAAATTACGCGTCGCCCTATAAAAAATATGGTGACGATGTGGGAAAGTTCTACAGGAAACTGGGTTCGTATTGTAACTGCTGTTAGATAATCCTGTATTGTACTGTTTTTCTTAAACAGTATTCCGCGCCCTGCTTCTTTTCAGAAGCAGGGCGTGTTTTGTTCCTGTACGGAGAATTGTAGGATTCCCTATATAGCGGCGGATCTGGGGGCGTGGCATGGTGGCCTTTGTGGATGCAAATGATACTCCTTTGACGCCGGATCAGGCGGGTGTGCTGAAAAGGTTTCTTTCCGATTCTGCCGCCCGGCTGAATCACCTGTACTGGATTATTGACAAGGATGGGCGCCCCGTCCGGTTCAGGATGAATTGGGCGCAGCGGGAGTTGCACGATACGGCCCATACGCGCAATAATATTTTGAAAGTGCGCCAGTTGGGGCTTTCTACGTATATTGCCATGCTGATTCTGGATATGTGCCTGTTTCGCCCGCAGTTTAAGGCGGCTATTGTGGACAAGACTCTTACGGACGCGGAGGCGAAGGTCGCGAAGATTGCGTTTGCCTTTCAACGGCTGGACAGCCTGCCGGAGAATCCGACGGATTTGGATGTGGAGCTGTCTCGGATTGGATCCATGCTGAAAGCGTACCATGCCGGCATTAAAATCAAGCAGCAGTCCATTGAATTCGCCAATGGCTCGTCAGTGATTGTGAGCGCGTCCGGGCGCGGCGGCACGATGCAGTTGCTGCATGTTTCCGAGCTGGGGTACATTGCGGCGCATGATCCGGTACGGGCCACGGAAATTATTACCGGGTCGCTTAATACGGTAGGCAAGAATTGCCGTATTTACATGGAGTCCACGCATGAGGGTGGGAAGTACGGCATCAATTACGAGCAGATTATTGGGGCTATGGATATGATCGGCAAGCCGCTTTCCCTCCTGGATTTTAAGTTCTATTTTTTCCCCTGGTTCCGGCACCCGGAATATATGCTGGAAGGAGAACCCCATCCAACAGCGGAACAGCTCAAATATTTTTCCTCTATCGAAAAAGAATGCCATACCACGCTATCGCCTGGGCAGCGGGCCTGGTATTGCTCTATGGAGCGCGTGCAGCGCAGCCGGATGAAGCAGGAGTATCCTTCCACGCCGGACGAGGCGCTGAATCCTATTACGGACGGCACTATTTATTCTTCGCAGATAAACGCCCTGCGGGAACGCGGTCATTTGAAAGCCCCGTTCGAGCCGGATCCTCACCGGCCCATTTATACAGTCTGGGATTTCGGCATTGGTGATTACATGTCTATTTGGTGGGTGCAGCCTGACGGGCGCGGGAAGTGGCTGCTGCTGGATAATTATACGGCGCACCAGCAACCCATTTCCCATTATATCGGCGTGGTGAGGGAGCATGAAGCCATGTGGGGGCGCTGCGCAGGGTGTATTGTGCCGCATGACGGCGCCAGAAGGGACATTCACCTGATTCCCCAGGACGCGGCGCTTTCCGATGCCGGGTATTCCGTTACGCGGGTTCCGCGGACCAGTAATTTGTGGGCTTCTGTGGATAATACGCGGGAGTTTCTGCTTACGTGCATTATTCATGAGCGGTGTTCCGAACCGTCCGTTTGCGAGGGCGTGAAGTTTATTTCCGGGGTGGATGCCCTGTCCAATTACCGGCTGGCTCCGCCCGGCCCCAACGGGACGCTGGCTCGCCAGCCACTGCATGATTTGTGTTCCCACGCGGCGGATTCCCTGCGCACGTTTGCGGATGCCGTCAAGAAGGGGCTGGTGTCTCCGCTGCTGGGCTGGGCCAATAAGCCGAGGCGCAAGGAGCGCTCTTCTTATGTGGACAGGATGCTTTCTTAACCACGATTGATTGATATGAAAAGACTTGCATTTAACGGTGGGGAGATTTCCCCCGCAATGGCGTTGAGGGCGGACATGGATGTTTACGCCCGTTCCTGTTCCGAGTTGACAAATTTTGACGTAGCGGCCACAGGCGGCATTTCCCGGCGCCGGGGGATGCGCCATGTGGACGAGGCTATGGAGGGGTATTCCAGGCTGATTCCCTATACGTATTCCGGCGAGATTGTCTATTTGGTGGAGCTGTCGGCGAATAGGCTCCAGGTGAGGGACGGACATTCTCCGTTTGATGTGGTGGCCGCTTTCGACGGCGGGGAGGATTGGAGTTATTCTGATCTCGACCGCGTGACCTGGTTGCAGATCAATTCCCTGTTGTTGATTTGTTCGTCGTCCTGCCCGCTTATGCAGCTTAAGATGGACGCGGGCGGCCAGTGGTCATTTGCTCCTTATGAGTTCAAGTGTCCTCCCTGGCAGACTTCCGATTTGAGGGATCGGGAGGTTACGGTGAAGCCGACAGATGACGGGGGGATTTATTCAGTGGAGTTTGACGCGGAGGAAGAGGAGGACGAGACGGAGCCGGATGCGGGGGATTTGCTGCGCGCTTCCTATTATACGACCAGGGCGGAGGCGTTCGAGACGTCCTCCCAGCTCCGGGGGGGAGACTGGTTTACGTTCGGGCCGGGGTCATCCGGCATTACCCCGGCGTCTTCTCATGCCGTAGGGGATCGCCTTGCCGTAGCGTCCGATCTGGTTCACGAGTGTTTCGTGTGCATTGCCGATTGGCAGGGAGTCAGTGATTTCACGCAGGGGTGTTCTTCTCCGGCTAATTATAAGGAGAATTTTTTGAGGGCGGAGGATTTGACGGGGTTTGACGATGTGGACGCCATTTTCGAATTGTCCAGCGGGCAGACTTACAAGAGGGGGGATAAGGTGCGGATCAAGTCCGGGTACTGGTCCCTTTATACCTGTATCCGGGAGTTTTCGCCGGAGGATTATGTAGCCGGGTATAGTTCCCCGGCGGATTATTCTTCTCATTTTGTCCGGGGCTGCCCTGTGGGGGATGCTCTGCCCTGCAAGGGGACGTGGAAGTTTTATTGTTCCGGCACCTGGTACGGGGCTTACGAGGTGCGCCGCTCCTACGATTCCGGTGATCACACGGCCTCCTGGGAGACGCTGGGGGAATCCATTTCTTACATAGGTTCCCCGGAAAATAATATTGTCACGGGCACGGAGGAGAAGGAGGAGTGTTTTCTTCGCCTTTATTTGACTTCCATTCGCTACAAAGGGGCTTCTCTGTCCGCAGGCTGGCCACCGGATGAGTGTTCCAACCGGCTGATTGTGTCCGCCTACAAGCACGATATGCTGTTGAGGGTGGCGGCGGACGGTTTTTATCAGGATAGATCCGCCGTGCCCGTACAGTTGAGTTCTCCTTTGGTGACGGATGACTGGTCCTGGGGCGCGTTTAATTCCCGTTACGGGTACGCATCCCTGGCAGAATTGCATGAGTCTCGCCTTGTGCTGGCTTCTACAGCACGGCAGCCCCAGACGATTTGGATGTCACGTGTGGATGACCTGGATAATTTTGACGATTCGGAAACGGATGATTCTTCCCTGATGCTTACCATGTCCACGTCCACGCAGGCGGCTATTTGCTGGCTGTATTCCAGGGGGGATGATTTTCTTCTGGGCACGGAGGACGGAGAGTGGGTGATTCCCGGCAATGGTTCGGGGCTCGCGGCCAAGACCGCGCGCATTGTCAATTATGGCCGGACAGGTTCGGCCCATATTCCGGTCATCCAGGCCCAGGACCGCGTTCTTTATTGTGAGCGGGGTTCCGGGCGCGTGTACCAGTACGGGTACAACGATGAGATGAGGGGTTACAGGTCCGAGGATTTGACGATTTTTGCCGATCATATCGCCAAGGATGCGGGCGGCATTGTTTCCGGGACGCTGCAAAGGAAGCCCTGTTGCGTGGCATCCTTTGTGCTGGCGGATGGGACGATGGCGTTGATGACGTATAATACGTTTCATAATGTGAATGCGTGGCACCGCTACGTTACGGAAGGCAGGATTGAAAGCGCCTGCGTGCTGCCCAACGGGAATAACGCGGACCGGATGTTTTTACTGGTGAACCGGGAGGGAGGGCGACGCCTGGAGGTGATGGACGAGGATTCCCCTTATTTCGATTCGGACGGTCTGGATTACGTTTCCACGATGGAGACCACGGCGTTTTCTTCCATGGAGTACAACGAGAGGAAGGCTCCTTCGTCCGTCATGCACGCTTATATTGCGACGGATACGCCCGCGGATAATATCGCCGTTGCCACGGCCAAGACGGAGTATGTGGGGATTTCCTACACGGGGATTATTCGTCCGGGATGGGTTCAGATGGTAGCCAATGCCGGGTGGTCTGACAGGACACGCATTGGTATTAAGGTGAAGGGCGACGCTCCGTTTTCGCTGCTGGCCGTCCAGCTTTGAGTAATGTAGGGAATTATATATGGCGGCAATCAGGCGGATGCGGGCAGGATGGGCGTGCAGATGGACAAAGGGACGTTGTACAGATTGGCGGCATCTTACCTTGGCGAGTATTGCGTTAAGGAGGATACGTCTGTGTATCAGGCGTTGAACGACGTGGTTCAGCATGCCCTTGGGCTGGCCCTGGATTATACGAGCTGGCCGTTTGCGCTGGCACGGGTGACGCTGACGCCTGACGCGGACGGCGCTTTTGCTCTTCCTGCGGATTGCCTGGAGATCAGGGAGTGTTCTTTGCCTGCTTATGAGATGATCGGGCGCAAGCTTTATGCCAGGAATTTCATGGAGCATGCCCGTGTAACGCTGACTTATAAGAGTTCCGTGCTGGCGGATACAGTATGTCTGCCGGATTACGAGCCGTTTTTCTGCGAAGGTTGCGTTCTGCTGCTGGCTTCCAAGGCTGCGCCTCGCGTTACCTCCAATATGAAGCTGGCCCAGAGTTTGGAACAGGAGGCATACGGGAAGCTGTACCGGGCCAAGTTGAAGATTGTGCGCTCCACGGCGAGCAATGATCAGGAGCCGGATACCGTGACTGGCGGCAGCCGGGAAAGGAGGTGGCGCCGTGGGTGATTATCTCAATATGTCCGCCCAGGGGGCCAATTATTCCAGCCAGGCGGCGACGGCCAGGGCCAACGGGATTGCCCAGCGCCAACAGGCGTATGCGCATGCCTATAAGCTGGAGACCGACGCGGCCAACCAGAGCTATCTTGCCGCGGATAACATGATGACGATGCGGCGGAATCAGGCGGCAGCCGTAGATGAAGCCAGGCTTGCCAATGGAGCCAGCGGGTTTGACGCGTCCGGGGGCAGCAAGCTCCAGGCGGAACAGTCCGTGGCGGATGTGTTTGAACAGGCTATCGCCAATATGATGAGGTCCAACACGATCAGCGAGCAGGACGCCAGGATGCAGGCTCATGCTTTTCGCAGGCAGGGCGATACTTCTTTGAATTTGGGTAATATCCAGGCGGATTATCTGACCCGGATGTCCAGAATCAGCAGCAAGTATGCCCGCTGGGCCCTGGTGGGTTCCGGGTTGTCCACCCTGGGGCAAGTGGGAATGAAATATAATTGGGGCAGCAGCGGGAATCAGGACAGTTCTTCCGATATGGGGAGAGTAGGCGAATCAAGTTTTTAATAGTTAAAATATTATGGGAACAGAAGTAGCATTGGGAACAGCATTGTTAGGTTCCCTCGTGAGCGGGGCAACGGCAATAAAGAGTTCCAGAGACCAGAAAAAAGCGGCCCGCGCCGCGGCCCAGGCCGCAGCAGAAGCGGCGGATACTTCTGCCACTGTGAGCACGTCCCAGACGGCAGCCACCCCGACGGAGACCCAGGCAGGAAGCGAACGCGCCACCCAGACAGCAGCCAAAAGAAGGATGAGCGTGAGTGATACGGTTAATAAGTTTACGTCTAACGGCATGCGAAGAACATTGAATTGATTGACAGTTATGAGAGTTGTAGTTATTCCCGGAACCACTTATGCCGTTACCACGGCTACAGATTGCACCGTTTCCACTACGGACGGTGTCTTGATTGCTTCCTGCGCGGCAGGGGAGCAGACGCTTTTTGTCGCCCCCGGCGCGGAAGTGGAAGTGAGTGAAGATTCCGCCCTGGTCACGGAGTCTTTTAAGGGCGCCCCCGCCGGATTGTCTGCCGTCTGGGGCTCCATTAAAAAAGTTTCCGCCTCTCTGGCTTCCAAGCTTAATGTTTCCACATTCAACGCTCATCAAGCTAATACTACTGTCCACGTTACGGCTCAAGAGCGTGAGAAGTGGAACGGCAAGCAGGATAACCTGACGGATGAATCAGGCAATATGACGCTGGTCGGCAATATCACCGCGGCGGGAGGTACGTTTGACGGTACTGTCAACGCCAACGGCGGCGTCAACATTCCTCTGGCCGTGGGGGCGCCAACGGACACGGCAGCGGTTAATCGTTTTTTGGCTATGGGGCTGGCAGGAGCCGTGCAGGCGTTGATTCAGCCCCTATATCTTAAAACCAGCTCCATGCCCGTAGTGGGGAAAGGCAGCACATCTGTTCAATATGCCGGACTTTATGCAACCAGTTCAACGTCGGCAGCTTCCGGCGCCCCTGCACACAGTACGACCACGTTTACCTTTGAAGGGCCGCAGGGCCAGCATAATTACAGCTCTTTCGCGGGCTTTTCGATACCGCTGTCCGGTTCAACAGCGTCCAAATTTACCTTTGGATTAGGCCGCGGATCAAAAACGGTAAGAGGCGGCCTGACGATGGATTCATTTTCCATGATTCCAGGCAATAATCTGGCCGTCAATTATGGAGAGATTATCGACATCACAACCACAGCGGTCCGTGATGCTGTCCGGGGAGGTTACGTGCTTAGAGTGCGGGAGATTTATTACGTCTCTTCCGGTGATTCATGGCAGGTGAAAACTACGGCCAGCTTCATTCCGGCGACCAATAACCACCCATTTCCCGCCTGCCTCAACAGGCTCATTTTCATGCAGGAGGGGCTTTCAAGCATGTCGTCATACGAGGGGAAAGCGTCGCTTTATATTGAGCTGGGGGGAGGGCAGACAAACACTTTGTTCAAAATAGCCGCCCTCAGAGGCGTTTCAGGATATGAAGACGGGATAGGTTTTAGGACGCTGGTGGCGGATGTAGAAAATCCCAATTCCTGGACTTCTGCGGTTCGCACGGGAGCAGGCAGCCGCTACCTTTATGCCAATGGGTTGCGCAATCCAATGTACGCTGCATTGGAAGCAATGGCCGTCAATGCCATTGAATCCGAGGAAACGGCGGATTTTGTGGATGTAAATACCCCCTTAGAATCATGAATGCAGAAATACAAATACAATTTCCCCAGCCGGGCCAGTGGCAAAAATTCAGCATGACAGCCGTCTATCAGGACGCAGAGGGGTACACCCGCACCGACCGCTACACCCAAGACGACATCCCCGCAGAGCAGGCTCCGGCCATGTCGGCGGTAGTTGCCGCACTGGTGGGACTGGGCGAGGACTGGCAAGCCGTCCATGTATGGGCAAGGCTGGGAAAAGATGTCCTGACCCTTGCGGAGGATGGTGCCTATACAATGATTGATGCGGTGTCTTTGACCGTTGAGGCCGTCCATGCGGAGACCAAAGGCCGCAGGATATTTACGGTTTATGACTACCCGGAGTTCATCATTACCGACCCTGGAGCCGTGGCATTTTTTAAATACTTCACAAAGCAAAACCATGAGTAAATTAAGTGACGAGCAAAAGCAGGCCGCCCTTGAGGCGGGGAAGCAGGGCATGAAAGATGCCTACGAAAAAAGCAAAACTAAAACCGGCCTGAAGTGGTGGGAACGCCTTTTGTGGGTAGTCCTGGCAGGTGCTGCCTATGCGGCTTCCGCTCTGCTGGGTGGCTGCGGGCACTCCGTGGACGTGACGCCGGAAAAGACGGTGGTCTGCAAAGACGGCTCCTGCCTCGTCATTGAGCAGGGGCATATCTCCTACAGTCAGGCCCAGCCGGAAACGGACGTTCCGCCCGTCGTGCAAGTCATCCCTTCCAAGAAATAAGGCCATGTGCAAACCCCTCAAGGAATATCTGGGAGTGATCCGCGATTATACGCGTGAGATCGTCACTTTCGGCGGTTTTGTGATAGCCGTGTTCATCTACCTGGATTTCCGCGAGGTGGTGAAGGAACAGGCTACCAACGCGGCCCATACGGCGGAGATCCTGCGGACGATGGATACCCGTCTCCAGCATTTGGAGAATTACCACCAGCAACAGCTTAAACAGCGAGATTAATTCCAACTGTAAAGTTTTTCTTACAAGTTCCCTTTATCTAATAGCCAATAGTTTACAATATGAATCCTACAGAAAGAAAGATGGCCGCAGCTATCCTCCGGTTTGAAGACAGCCGCGTTACCGGGCCGGATTCCCTGCGCGTTTCCCGCCTTCCCGCCGCCGACAAGGGCGGCAAGTGGGAGATTTGCGGCATTTGCGACGGTATTGAACCGGCCGTGTTTAACAGATTGAAGGCCCTGCTGGATTCCGGAAGGCGTGAAGAGGCCTGGGAAGGTTGTCTCCAGTATGTCCTGGATAATACCGCCGCCGTGCGTTCCTGGCTGGGTTCCGACGCTTTTCCTGGCGTTGAATTCATCCTGCGGGATCATTTTTTCAATTCCGGGAGCAGGAATGCCGGGAAGATTTTGCAGCGCGCGCTGAATATTCACGGCGCCGGGCTTGTGGTGGACGGGATTGTAGGCCCCAGGACCCGGCAGGAGTTGCAGGACCAGCTGGCCGCCACGGGTGAAGCGGTGTTCCTTATCGCTCTGCAGGAGAAGCGTCAGGCGTTTTACCGCTCGTGCAAGCAGTTTCCTGTGTTCGGGAAGGGCTGGCTGAACCGCTGCGACGATGCGTTCAGCGTGGCGCAGGAGCTTGTTTAGGTTTTTATCATTGAATTAACATGAACGGATTGGAGTACAGCAGGTTGGCGAGGGCTGTCATTGACCAGAAAGAGGATCTGATGAATGAATGGGAGTGGCTTTCCAAGCGGATTTTGCCGCGTTCCCGTGATGTCCTGCGCCAGCTCAAGACCCCTGCCAGAGATTTCAAGCGGGAGAATTGCGCTAAAGCGTGTGAAGCTTTGCATACGCTGGCGGGAGCTTTTATTACGCATGTCACTCCGTCCGGCCAGAAATGGTTTGAGTTTGAAGATAAGAGCATTAAGAAGTCCAAAACGTATGAGAATTGGTACAGGCATGCCACGGATGTTACTTTGGATGCTTTGACCTCATCCAATTTTTACCCTTCCCTCCAGGAAACCCACGTGGACCGGTGTTTGTTCGGGACGGGCTGCATGCTGTGTGAGAGCAAGAAGAGCGGAGGCTTGTCTTTCAAGCATATTCCCATTGGTTCTTATGGCATTGCCGAGGATAAGGAGGGCAATGTGGATACGGTTTGCCGCTCATTCAAATATACGGCGCATCAGGCAGTTCAGGCATGGGGCATCAAGAGACTTCCGACGGAGGTTCGGGAGGCTTTCAACAGGCCGGAGAGGCGATTTACCGAAGAGTTTGAGTTTCTGCACCTGGTAATGCCGCGCAAAGGGTACACGCTGGGCAATGGCAGAGCTGATGTTCCTCCCAGGAAGATGCGTTTTGCTTCCGTTTATCTTTATAATGGAGGCAGTATGCCTATTGTTGAGGAGGGGGGATACCCGGAGTTTCCTTATTTGGTGAGCCGTTTTCTCAAGTGGGATAACGTTTGGGGGTATCCTGCCGCGCGCAAGTGCCTGGACGAGCTGGAAGCCGTGGTGCGCATGTACCGGCATTTGGATAAGCTGGCCGAATTGGCCGTTTATCCACGCTTTTTTGTGGATGCTGAACAGGAGGGAGATATTGATTACCGTGCCGGGGGTGAGACAGTGATTGATCGGAGTATCGCCGGGTTGAACTTGCCCCGTGAATGGGGCATCAATGGCCGTTTGGATTGGGGATTGGAGCATATCAAAGAACTGGAAGGGAAGATTGAGAGCGCTTTTTTTGTTCCCTTCCTGCGGGTGATTTCCAGTGTGGACCGGCAGATGACCGCAACGGAGGTAGTGGCTCGCCAGAAGGAGCAGGTGATTGGCATCAGCGCGACGTTCAGCCAGTTTGTCTATGATTTTAATGTGTTCCTGGAACGGATTTTCGCAGAGTTGTTCAGGCAGGGCGCTTTTAATTCTGACGCCGCGACGCAGCCCAAGGATTTCATCGTAGAGGCGCCGGACGGTATTGATTATTCCGTGACGGTTCCGGGCGTGTCCTACAAGGGGGTCATTTCCCAGTCTATCGAGATGGCTCAGCGGCAGAGCATGGATTACGCCATGCAGACGGCAGCGCAGTATATTCAGTTTACTGGCGATCCTTCCGCCATGGATTGCATCGACATCAGCAAGGCTATCAAGTTCCTTTTCAAAGTTTCCGCCGCCCCCTCCGAAGTTTACCGCGACAAGGCGGAGATTGAGCAGGTGCAGACGGACAGGCAGAAGGCCCAGCAGCAACAACTGGCGTTGATGGCTTCCCAGGCTGCCAACCAACAGAGCCAGGCAGTAAGGAATGTTTCTGAATAACCATGATTGACGACGAAACAGAGAAGAAGGCCGCCATTCTGTCCGCGATTCGCCGCAGGCGCAGGTATTTGGCGGAACATATAGACGAACAGTGCATCCGCTTCATTGAAGAACGATTCGGATGCGATTTGCCCTGTTTTCAGAAGAGGTCCGACGGTTCTTTTGATCCGCTGGACGCCATGCGCAGAGATGCCTACCGGGAAGTAGTTCTTTTTTTACGCAGGGAGTTGTCCCTTTACCAACAACAGAAAGACCATGACTGATACAACCACTGAAAGCAATACGGGCGGAGCTGATGCTACCGCTACCGCCGCCGCAGAAGAGAGCCAGACGATTGCCCAGGAGATTTCCGCAACGGATTCTTCCCAGCAACAGAGCCCGCCCAGGCAGGAAAGCCCGCAGGAGGAGCAGAGAATTCCTTCCAGCGTGAAGGATGCCTATCGGGTGGATGCAGAAGGGGGGGATGAAGAGGAGCAGCCGGAGAATACGGAACAGGGAAAGGATTCCGAAGAGGAACAGCCTTACGCCATTGAGTGGCCGGAGGGGTACGAGGCTACGCCGGAGTTTGAGGCTGTCGCGGCGGAGGCCGCCAAAGGAAGCGGCCTGGACGGGAAGACAGCCGGCCTTTACACATCCCGCGTTCTGGACGCCTTGAATGAGGCGGAGGTGAAGAATATGGAACGCATGGATTCCGAACTGAAGGAGGAGTGGGGGGGCGATTACAATACCCGCATGAAGGAGTGCAAGCGCTTTCTTTCCCGGCACGCGAAGGCTTCCGGCCTGACGAATGAGGATATAGCGGTGTTGCAGAGCCCGAAGGGGTTCAAGTTGCTTTATTCGTTCATGAAGGCTACCGGGGAGAGTCCGGCCCACATGGGCAAGGCCGACGCGTCCGCGCAGAGCTGGGCCCATGAAGCAATGAATAATCCGGCTCACCCGGATTACAAGGCGCTTCACGAGCTGAACGATCCGCGGCACGACGAGGTGACGCGGCGCTGGTATCGGGCGCAGGGTGCTTCCGGCATTTAATGTAGGGAATTATATATTTCAGGGATTTGTTTTTTCTGATGTTTTGAACATACCAACACGGAGTAATTATGGCAGTAGATAAGACTCAATTAGAAATGGTGCGTAATAAGTACGGCACCGAATGGGACCACGATTGGCAGCAGCTTACGGAACGCGTGAGGCCTTACACGACTTCCGAACCGCGCGTGGCCGGCAAGTATTTCGAGTTTCCCCGTATCGGCGGAACCGAGGTGAAGGAGTATAACGATACCCGCCACAAGGTGGAGTTCAGCGATTTGAATTTCGGCAAACGCGGCATGCGCTACCGCAAGTTTTATAATGCGATTCCGCTTTCTATTGATGAGGCGGACGACATGATGGATCTGGATTACACGTTCGCGCAGATTAAGGAGGCGCAAAAACCGGCTGCGGCTCGATTTATGGATGCTATCGCCCTTGGGGTTATCAAGGATAAGGGTACCGGCAAGTGGCGCCTCAAGACTTCTGATGATGAAGGGTTTTGCGGTGGTATTCTCGGCACCAATTATGGTGGTGACGATGGGGTGAAGTCGTTCGATCTGGATTTGACTTATGATTCTTTCCAGAATAGGAAGGGCAATCTGATTCCTGTGGATTATGCCACGACGGGAACCGGGGTTTCCAAGAGTTTTGCCGGAACGTTTATTGACCGCCTGACTTATGTTAAACGTCTCCTGGAAGAGAAGGAGGTGTTTAACGGCGTGGAGAAGGGGGAAATCTGCGTGGCAATTTCTCCGGCGGTCAAGCAGTTGCTCCAGTCTCTGGAACTTCGACTGAACCGTGATTACGGGTTTAACAAACTCGGTGAAGCCGGTAATTCCACTTACAATGAGAGCCTGAATATTACGTTTCTTGTTACCAACATGCTTCCCACGATGGATACGGAGAATAAGGAAGGTACGGACATTGCCGGCGCCCGCATGTGCTGCGCGTGGCTGCGAAGCCGTATCAAGTTCGGCACCTGGCGCGATACCATGTTTACCATGAAGGATGTTGACGATATGGTTGATGTGGATAATTATCTGCGCGTGAAGGGCAAGGCCGGTTGCGGACGCATGGACGAAGATACGGTGTTTGTGTTGCCGGAAGTGGAGGTTCTCGGCGCGTAAGCGTTTTTCTTCCTGGTTATTGCAGTGCATCAGGCCGCGTCCCTGGCGAGGGGCGCGGCTTTTTTACGAGTTGAGTTCGTCCGCTATTTTGTCCATGGCGGCCTGTACGTCCCCGGAGTCGGGACGGAAATAGACGCGTTCTATTTCTTCGGAGTCATGGCCCACGATGAACCGGCAGAGGTCCGCCGGCACTCCGGCCAGGCGCAGGACCGTGACCGCCGTTGCCCGCAGGCTGTGGAAGCTTTTTTCCGCCAGTTGCCTGCGGTCGCCGTTTTTTTCTTCTGTCCTGGGGGCAATGATGCCGTGCTGGCGCAGCAAGTTGGTGAATTCCAGGGAGAGCTTGCCGCTTTTGCCGCCTCCCTGGGCGTGTTTCATGGCGGCCAGCGGGAAGACAAATTCGTTGATTCTTCCTTCCATTCTCCGTTCCAGGATTTTTTTCAACGGGGCAATGAGCGGTTTGTTCATCCGCCGCTTGGTTTTTTCCGTCCTCATGGAGATCAGGCCGCCGTCCATGTTGATTTGTTCCCATTTCATGGTGGCTATGTCTCCCAGGCGCTGGCCCCCCGTGTAGAGGCAGACGTGTACCATGTCCGGCCATTCGCCGGGGAACCGGTTGAGGATCGTTTTTACCTCGTCCATGGTGAAGGCTGCCCGTTCCTGTTTTTCAGATTCATGTTCGGTTTTGGTGGGCTTGACGCCGCGGAACGGGTTGCGAGGAATGAGTTCCCGGTCAAGCGCCGCGTTGAAGGCCCCTGACAGGGTTGCTACGTACCGGATTACGGTGCCGGGGGATACCCGTTCCATTTCCCGCTGCACGAAGTCCATTGCCATGCCCTTGCTGACGGCGGAGAGGATCATGTCCCGTCCGTCCCCCAGGAAGTCCAGGAAGCGGCGCACTGCCACGCCGTCCCTTTCCAGAGCCCCGCGTTTGTTTTTGCGGGCGTCCAGCCAGCTTGTGAGATATTTGTTTACCGATATTCCTCCGCGCCGGGCTTTCAGGGCCGCCGCGCTTTCCCCGGCTATGGCTTTTACTTTTTCCACGTCGAATACGCCAAACCGGATGTCTTTTTCCATTTCCTCCGCCACCAGCCGGGCGCGGGCTTCATGTTGGGCCATGGCCGCCCGCTTGTTGGCGCCGGGCATCAGCGCCTTGGGAATCACGTCAATTCCGGTTGTTCTTCGGATTTCCTTGCCGTCCAGGGTCCGGCAGATGGCTACCCATTTGTTCTTTCGCTTGATGATTCCTGCCAT